CGTTTGGAAAACTAGGAATACCATCTTTTATGAAAGAATCTCGATAACTCCTTGACAACAACTCTATATTATGGTATATTGCTATTATGAATTTCTATACAAACATATCCCAATGGGGTAACAGTCTACTCGTCCGTGAAGTTGCGAATGGTAAAAGATTAGACCCTAGACGAGTTAAGTATAAACCTACACTTTATGCAGCTACACAAGAACCTACTCCCTTCAAGACTCTGAAGGGTGCATATGTTAAACCTATGTTATTTAATTCTATTAAATCTGCAAAAGAATGGATGGAAGGGTATTCTAGTCAACCAGACTTAGCCTGTGGTCAAACAATGTTTGCATACAGTTATATTGCTGACGAATTTCCAGACACAATCAAATGGGATACAGAACATATAAAGATTTTTACGATTGATATTGAAACCGAGTGTGAGAATGGTTTTCCAGACCCACACGAAGCGTCAGAACCTCTCATTTCCATCACACTTAAAGACCATTACACTAAAGAGATTATGGTATGGGGTGTTGGTAAGTTCAATAACACTCGTGATGACGTGACTTATGTAGAATGTACTACTGAGGGTATACTAATTGAAAAGTTTCTTACATTCTGGCAGGCAGACTATCCAGATGTTATCACAGGCTGGAATACAGAGTTCTTTGATATCCCTTACATCTGCAATCGTATTCTAAATGTATTTGTCGAGGATGGTGAGGAACAAGTCAAACGACTGTCGCCTTGGAAGAGTGTATTTGGTAAGATGGTTTTCAGTAAAGGTAGAAACCATCAAATATATGAGATACAAGGTGTTGCAGCTCTAGATTACCTAGATTTGTATCGTAAGTTCACATATACTAATCAAGAGAGTTATCGACTAGACCATATCGCATATGTGGAGTTAGGTGAACGTAAGGACGGCAATCCGTTTGAAACATTTAAAGAGTGGTACAAGAAAGACTTCCAATCATTTATAGAATATAATATAACAGACGTGGAATTGGTAGACAGACTTGAAGATAAATTAAAATTGATTGAACTGTGTCTGACTATGGCCTATGATGCAAAGGTTAATTATACAGATGTACTTGGTTCGGTGAAGTATTGGGATATACTCATATACAATCATCTTCGTAAGAAGAACATTGTCATACCACAAAAGAAGAAGAATACCAAGGCTGAGAAGTATGAGGGTGCTTATGTAAAAGACCCACAAGTGGGTATGCATAAGTGGGTGATGTCATTTGACTTGAACTCATTGTATCCACATCTAATTATGCAATACAACATATCACCAGAAACTATTCTTGGGACACATAAAGAAAAAATAACGGTGGATAAATTGCTTGATAAGAAAGTAGACACCTCTATACTCAAGGGTGTAACACTCACACCTAATGGTGCATTGTTTAAGACCGATACAAGGGGTTTTCTACCAGAGATTATGGAAAGCATCTACAATGACAGAGTGATATTTAAACGTAAGATGTTGGAGGCAAAACAACAATATGAAAATACTAAAGACCCAAAACTACTCAAAGATATATCACGGTATAGTAACATCCAAATGGCTAAGAAGATTTCTCTTAATAGTGCATATGGTGCTATCGGTAACGTATGGTTTCGTTACTATGACCTATTGGTTGCTGAAGCGATTACTACTGGTGGTCAGTTATCTATTCGTTGGATTGAGCGTGCTCTTAATAAATATCTCAACAATCTGTTGGGAACGGACAAACATGACTATGTACTTGCTTCGGATACGGATTCGGTTTACATTACATTTGACAAACTTGTTAATAAAGTGTTTGGAGAGCAACCAGACACTACAAAAGTCATCAATTTCTTGGACACAATCGCTACAGATAAGATTGAACCTTTTATTGATAAGAGTTATTCGGAGCTTGCTGGGTACGTCAATGCCTACTCAAACAAAATGAGTATGAAACGTGAGGTGATTGCTGACAAGGGTATCTGGACTGCAAAGAAAAGATATATCCTTAATGCACATGATGTGGAGGGTGTGCGATATAAAGAACCACAACTCAAAATCATGGGTATCGAGGCAGTAAAGTCATCAACACCTGCTCCATGTAGACAAAAGATTAAAGATGCACTCAAGATTATTATGTCAGGTGATGAGAAACAACTGAACACGTTCATACAAGAGTTTCGTGAGGAGTTCATGCAACTACCCCTAGAAGAGATAGCCTATCCAAGAAGTGTAAATGGTATCGAGAAGTTTACTAGTAATGAGAATAGTGATAAAAGAGATAGGAAGAAGAGGCAGGAAAGAGAAAGAAAGAAAAACATAGGTAAAGTAGGGTTTGTTCAAACACAATTTTCAGATAAAGGGTATGGAACTCTAGATGGAGTAACGATAAAACATGGACTATTCGCAAGTGGAGCTCCAATACATTGTAAGGGTGCAATACTATACAATCATCTACTTGAAAGAGAAAACTTAACCCATAAGTACGAACTCATACAAGAGGGTGATAAGATTAAGTTCTTACATCTCAAAGAACCAAACATACATCAATCATCAGCTATATCTTTTATGACAAAATTACCAAAAGAACTTGATTTTAAATCAATAATAGATTATGAAACACAATTTACTAAGAGTTTTGTAGAACCACTTAAATTTATTACAACCAAAATCTTGTGGAACATAGACGACAGTTATGGTACACAGGGTACACTAGAGGACTTTTTTACATGAACAATGAATTATATGAGATATTAAGACAGGGTGTTGATTCAACTGGATTACCTATAATGAATACAAGTCAGTTTGTAGCTGCAGTTGATAAGTATGGTAAAGAAGACTTTCGTAAAACACTTGCAGAGTATATCACAAAAGAGAAACCACCCTATCCATTAAGAAAGTTTAATGTTCAGAAGGTTATTGACACATTCTACAAACTACAGAGGGTAGATTTTGTAAACTATATTTCAACCTCTGACAAAGAGGTGTTGGAAAAGTATGATGACTACAAATATCCTTATAGTAAGTATGGGTTGGGTGTCATTGATGGGCCTAACATATTCAATTATGTAAGTGATTATTTCATGAACGATTTGCGACTTGCCTGTGGTTCTTACGGTTTTAAAGCTCCAATCACAAGATGGAATGAGGGTGACAACATATGGGGTGCGTTTGGGCCTATATTTCGAGGTGTGAACGATAAGAAACACATAACACGACAAACATATGAGATGTCATTTAGACTTGGAACGTATATCGCAACACAATTCAAACCTATCGTTGCAAAGGTCATATATGATATGTCAGATGCAAAGACAGTACTAGACACCTCTATGGGTTGGGGTGATAGGTTGACTGGGTTCTATGCCTCTAACGCAACACATTATATTGGTTGTGACCCCAATCCAAATACCTTTGCACGATACAAAGAGATGATAAAGTTCTATGACAAACTAACTGGTGGTAAGAAGACAACACAGATATACAACTGTGGTGCAGAAGATTTGCCTTGGGACGAAATCAATAACGTAGATTGTGCGTTCACATCACCACCATATTTCAGTACCGAGAGGTATAATGAGGGTGGAGAGAAGGAAGAACTGCAATCATGGGCCAAGTACAATGAGTATGACCAATGGAGAGATGAATTTTATCTACCAGTCGCACAGAACAGTTTTGACTCACTAAGTAACAATGGTGTGCTTATGGTGAACATATTAGACCCCAAGATAAAGGGTAAACGATATCGTTCTGGTGACCAACTGTGTGATATGTTACAAGACAATTTTCGTGGTCAGGTCGGCATGAGAATAATGCAGCGCAGTCAAGGCCCTTCTGTGTTCAAAGATGAGGAAGGTAACTTTGACAAAAATGCAATGGATGCTTTCATGAACAAGATGTATATAGAGAACATATGGTATTTCTCAAAGAACAAGGACACCGATATCTTCAAACACTCCAAACGGGGGACACTAGAGGATTTCCTATAATGTATATAGCTACAAGTGACGACTTCGATAAGGTATGGAACATATTCAAAGAGAACAAGAAATGGTTTCCCCATGTGAGGAGCTTTCATATAAGAAATCGATTGAAATGGGGACAAGTGGTATTTGAGAACAATGTGGTCATCACGCACCAGATATACAAACGTAATGGTAAGATAGGACATAACACAGACGTAGTGACACAGAAGGGGGATTGTATACTCCACCAAATAGTCAAGGGACAAGACGGTAATGCAAGAAAAACTATGGAGGATTTCTTTAAACATATCAACACAAACGTATATCTCACAGTAAGAGAAGAGAACACAAGAGCTTGTAAATTCTATGAGAAGGTAGGAATGAAACAAGTAGGAACAATATCATGGGCCCATGATACAATCGCTGGTGTGTTATTAGAAACGGGTGGAAAAATTGTTGGAGAAAAAGACCCAATGGCTGGTCTGGTATGGAAGAAGGAAATATGAAGGACAAGGTCATAGAACAACTCAAGACCGTATCAGACCCAGAGATATCCCTTGATATCGTAGAACTAGGACTGATATATAAT